TAGCCAAAAGATTCAATTCTATCATTTACAGCTGCTGCTGTTAAAAAAGAAGTATCATTATCTGAAAAAGATGATCCTATTTCTGCGGAAGTTTGTATTGCACTTCCTGATATATCGCTAAATGATACACTTGATAAAAAGCCTGAATCATTATTAAAAGCTGATAATGGTATTTCTGATATTAGTTTTCTACGATCTGCACCATTATCTAAAATTATTAACTCGTCTTGTGCACTATTCACTGATTGTGTCATGTCTGTTAATTCAGATAAATCAATATCTAAATTTAAACTGACTGCTCCACTTGAACCTGTTCCTCCACCTGATAAACCTGTCCCAGCTGTTATTTCAACAGAAGTTATATCGCCTGTGTTTGTCGTGAAACCAAAGCTTTGTATTTTATCTTGTATCGCTGCTGAAGTCATCAATGAAGTATCATTGTCCGAAAATGTTTCTCCACTTGTTTGAATTGCACTAGCTGTTAAATTACTTACAGCAATACTATTTAATTGTGCTATACTTCCTAAGCCAAGATTAGATCTTGCTGTTGTTGTGTTTGTAAGATCCGACAAATTTGAAGCTTTTACTAGCTTTTCTCCTAAGCTTGTTGATACTGTCGTAGAAAAATTTGCGTCATCTCCCAAAGCTGATGCTAATTCATTTAAAGTATCTAATGCACCTGGTGCACTGTCAACCAAGCCAGATACCTCTGAATCTACATAAGCTTTGATACTTTGTTGTGTTGCTAATTTACTATCACTATCAGAAGCCATATTGTCCTCGTCAAGTATAGCTGTCCCACTTACACTTGTATTTATCACAGGGCTTGTAAGTGTTTTGTTTGTCAATGTTTGAGATCCTGTTAAAGTAATCTCTCCAGTAGCTGATAAATCAATATTGTTATTAGCATCATCATAAGACACAGAAATATTTGTCAATGAATTACCTGTTGTAAACATTGTCCCCACTGTATCTTGAATAAACTCAGTAAGAGTTTTAGCCCCGATAAATAATTCAGTAGATATTTTTACTTTATTGCTTGCAATCTGCAAGTCGGAAGCTGTTCCGTCCCCGTCAAATAAAGTTCTCAAAGTAGTATCTATACCACCTGTTTCTCCAGTGTGTATAAGCTGAACAAAGCCCTGATTTACGGCTGTATTTCCTATGTTAGTATTACTACTCATGAATCAATATTATCTCCAAGCTCTTCTCTGAGTTTTTTATCAGATAAATGTCCTAATTTTAAAAGAGTTGGTTTGCTGACTAATCTTTGTAGTTTATTAGGTTTATCGCATTCAAAGTATCCAATTTCTGAACAATCTTTAAACTTTTCGTCTTTAATTGGCTGATGTGTTTCAAACTCTTTACCACATTCGCATTTATATTCGTATATTGGCATTTAGATCCCTTTCAAATTCTTTTTTAATGATAATATAGGGCTATCCGAAAATAGCCCCATATTTAGTCGATTTTCAATTATGCTTATGAAGCATTCTTGAAGTTGACGATCCCACCTAATGCATTTTCCTCTGGGTGTGATAATGTTGCACCAAACAACATATCAACCACAACAGAAGTTGCTAGATGATCAATGTCATATGCACTTTGACTTCTTACGCCAAATTGCTCAGCATAGTAAACAGATTCTCTCTTGAATACAGTACCTGATATATTTACTCCGCCCTCAGACCAGTCTGTTGAAGGATATACAGGCATACCATATATTTCCATTACATTTCCTGAGACGATTGGGTTTACAGCATCACCTCTTTTTTGTGATTCAGTAAAATCGCCCTGTCCCATTAAGCCCATGTAAGCTTTTGGATTTGCATAGAAGAAAGTATCTCCGTCTGTGTAGTCATAGTTTTGATCTAGTAATAGTTCAAGTCCGCTTCTTAATTCAGCTGGCAAGATGATATCATCAGTTGCAAGTGTAATTAAGTTTTGTGTGTGTCCTTGAAGTTTACCAGCAATATATGCTTCTACACCTTTTGCTAAAGAATAACCCATAGAACTAGCATAAACTTCGAATAAAGACTGATTTGATTGCACATTGGCAATGTCCTCAATTCTTTTTGCTTCGTAGATATGTTGATCTAGTGGAATTGTTCTTGAAGTGTCAGTATTTGCGTCATAGGTGACAGCTGAGTCTGCACTCTTATCTCTTTTAGTGTCTTCTTTTACTTGTGGAATATTGATTCTGTCTACACCAGTAGCAAGTGCTGAAAAGTCTGTAATTTGATTTCTCAATTGCATTCTTTTTTGAGCAAATTCTAAAACTGCATCAGACCACATTTCCCCAAGAAAAACATCGACTTTTGTAGTCGTCACATTAGCCATTTTTAAGCCCCTTTATATGTTATATTAGTTTTTACTATAGCCCTCTAATATCTGATTCCAAAGCTTCGGATCTCTTTTCATTTTTTTACGATCTTCTTCAGTTATATCAGCAAACTTTGCATTCGTAGCAAACTTGCCACTTGATACAACTTCTTTGGCATCTGATACTTGCACTTTCTTTTTACTCAATCTTTCAATGTGCTTTTCCAACTTCATCGTTGGGAGATCTACATAAATTTCCTGTTCTTCATCTGAAAGTTGAGACAGCAAATGTTCTCGTCTTTGTTTTTCTTGTATTTCAAACTTTTCAACAACTGGTTTCAATTGTTCATTTTCTGCTTTTACATTTTCATACAAAGATTTGAATTCCTCTTTTTCCTCAAGTTGTTTTTGTTCTTGAAGTTTAAGATCCTCTTTGAGTTGCTTTAACTCAGCTTCTGCTGTTTGAGCTCTTGTTCGGTACTTTTTACTTTCTGCAATTAAGCCACCGACTTCATTGTTAGTTTCTTCCTTTGGCTGACTTTCTACTACTGCTTCTTGTTCAACCGCTTTTACATCTTCTGACATACTGTCCCCTTATTTTATAGTTATGGTTTTTCTTGCATACTTTCTAATCTTTTGAGCATACAATCTTTCAACCTTATTCATAATTTTGTTTCTGTTGATAGTCCTCAAGTTGTATATGTCAGTTTCTCGATTGCCTAAAACTATTTCCCCTCTATCATAAGTAATAATTCCAGTATTTTTTCTTGATCCTGCTCTCATACCTCTTAATGTTCTTCCAGTCAGTCGCATATTTTTATAGCTTGTGGTTGTATCAGTTGACTGATTAGCAAACCCTTTAAGCTTAGCCCCGTCTGAAAATCTGTTCATACTGTTCGCTTTATATTTTTTATAGCCCGAACTATATGGAAATTTTTTGTATTGTGTGCTATCTTTTTGAAAGATCCCTTTGCTTGCGTCTTGAATAATAAGATCTATGCCCCTTTGTGCCACAGACTTCATAAACCTGTTGCTGACTTTTGGAATGTCAAATATTCTCATACTGCCACCCAGTCGTGTCTGCAATTGTATCCACCTCGTCTGCTAAATCCCTCGAAATCTTTAACATTAAGATTAGCAATCTGTTTGCGTGTCAATGGACCTCTTTCTTTAACTATTTCCAATACCTTTTTACAAGCTGGTCTAGTTTTGTCATCATTCACACCTACATATCTAAATTTTTGCTCAGGAAAGTCCTCAAAAGCTTTTGCCCTAGTAGCATTTGAAAAAGTTGCGAAAGCATCATTAATTAGAAATGATGATTCACTACTGCTGATAAACTTTCCTACACCAAAGCCGTTTGATAAGTTTTGTATTATTTGAGCATTTGATTCGCCTGTAATAACACCTCTTATCATAGCATTCTTTAATTGATCTGCGTAAGATCTTGTATTGTTTGTTAAGTATGTTAACTCAAATGCAATTAAATCATTAACAGCTTCTATGCTTGCAATAGCCACTTGCGATAATTGTCTTTGACTTAATTGACTAAATATCAATGCTATTTCTTCAGCATATACATTTCTTGTTCTCTCAATAAGCGAAGCATATCCCAGTCTGTTCATCTCGTCAAAAAAGTCTATTTGTCTTGCTAATTGAACAAGCTCAGTATCGTTGAGTGTTGTCAAACCAATAACAATCTTATCAAGCTTTTTGATAAGTTGATCTTGTATGTTAGCGATCTCTTTATTGTAAAAGTCTAACTTAGCCAACTCGTTCGCCTATTCTGTCTAATATTGACTGTGTTTGATTAGCTTCTTGTTGCTGTGGGCTTTCTGCGTCCAGCTGTTCAACCATTTCTGTAATTTCTTCTTCTTGTAAATCTGGGTTTTTCTTTCTCAAATAGCTTTGTCTTGTTTCAAGATCGTTAGCAAAAGCCCAAGTGTAATATGATATTTCCTCGTCTTGCGACATAGGTATTTCTCTCTCAGCAAAGTCAATACTGAATTGATCTCCAAGTTGTATGCCACCTGATACTTCACATATTCTTTGTGCTATTCTAAATTGTTCTTTTTCAAATGGTCTATAAATCTGTTCAACATCACTTCTCAATGCGTCCATAAGATCTAGTTCACTCATTTTTTTGGAAAGTCCACTTTCAGCTGCTTTATCAGTCCAATTAATTCTTACATTATTCGCTTGTGCAATGCTGTCAACCATATACTTTGTTGACTCTATCATACCATTTATATCTGCGTTTGGCGAAGCATAAGAAAAGTTTGCCCCCTCAGGTAATACAATAGCTTTATCTTGTCCCATTCTGATTATTTGTTCTGTGTCTAATCCTGTAAACAAAGGCTGTCCCAATTGGAATCTGCCGTGTAATGCTAATTCAGTAAGCATAATATTAATAGATCGCATTCCGTCAACAAGATCGCTTGCACCCTCTCTAAAAAAGTCCCTAGTGTACGGGTGTCTGTGTGAAATATTAAATGGTATAATATCTCCATACGGGTTTTTATCTCCCTCTACAATAGAAGTGATTTTACCCTTTGAAGAAATCATAAAATACTTTCCTTCCATATCTTCTGTGTCTTTACTCCAAAACATATATTGTGCGTCCTCTGTTCTTGCCATAAGCTGTGATTCGGCTTGATACATTACTGCAAACGGCTCATCTTCATTTGGTTTAAAGAACGGCACAAAGAAGTGAATAGGTCTATATTTTAATTTTTGCTGGGCATCGTCCCAGTGCGTATATAAAGCTTCCGTACCTAACAAGTATGTCAGTTGCTCAAATTGTTTCATAAAGGAATCAAAGTCCCCTAAAACTTCATTATATTTATCATTATATCTTACTGGGGCTTGTTGATATACCAATGCTCGTCTGTTGATTATATTTCTTACCAAGTTAATATACATTGGCGGGATCTGTGAAAGTGATTCACTGTCAAAATATTGTTTTAAATCGTGTTCAAGATTTATGCCCTCATAATAATCAAGAAGTCTTTCTCTTTCTTCCATTTGCTTATCGTACCCGTCTTTTATGGTTTCCATAAGCAAATTGTATAACATTTTTTCTGTCAAATTTGTAATTATCATTTGTTGTCCTTTTACCACTCTATTGTGTTTGCTTTGCCTTTGAAACCATACCTGTATTCAATGGGGTACATAATTCCGTCAAGAAAGTGTGATAAAGTTTCTGTTTTCAAAATATGTCCATTTTCTAATGTTGTTAATTCAAGATCTCTAATTGTGTTTTTACATTTAGGATCTATAAAAAGCTTTGTTTTACCTCTTGCATCTCCCAGCATTCTGTTTAATGCATTTAATCTGTCTTTCTGTGTCGGGTTTGCTTTTCTACTAATCACTGTAAATCCTGCTTCACGCAATATACTATGATCAGACTTTGTGCTATTGCTTGTTCTTGCTTTCCCTGCTGGATCTGGGTACACTGGCACATTAGGTGCAACTTTTTTCATCATTAAAGCTAATTCAAAAGTATTTGAGTTTTGTAAGCCAATCTCATCAAATACATAAACTTCGCCTTTTGTATTTTCACACATTAATATTGCCGTCATGTAGCTTGATACACCAAAGTCTATACCCCAAAAAAGTCTAGGTGTTTTATCCATTTCTTTCACATGTATATTTCTGTCAAAGTTGTATGCACATCTATTCGCTGCTGTTTCAAAACTTGCTTCATATTCCTGTCTAAAGGTTTTCGGGTCCAAGTTTTTTTTAGCACTGTCTATTTCTTCTGCGGAAATAAACCCGCCGTCAATTGTAGTAAATTGCCAACTCTTATAGTCTGCGTTATCGCTTTGTCCTTTAACATACATATCGTAAAAATGATTTTGTATTCCTGTTGGTGTACCGACAAACAATGCTTGTCCCTTAGTTTCTGCTAACATGGGCTGAACGATCTCTCCCCATACATTTGGTTTCATATAAGCATATTCATCTAATACTACTCGATTAAGACTGACACCTCTAATGTTGTCCTCTTTGTCAGCTCCCTTTAATTCTATTTTAGCCCCATTATTAAGAGTTATTGACAATTCAGACTCATTTACCTTAACATCTTTTCCTGCAAAAATTCTTTTAACCAAAGCCCAAGCTACCATTTTAGCTTGTCTATAACTTGGATAAATTATCCAGCGTCTTTCATTTGGTTTTAATTCAGTATGTAAAAGCCATATCAACGAAAAGAAAGTTTTGCCCCACCTGCGACCACAAACCAAAATTTTGTATCTTGATTTATCGTGCAATATAGACTTTCTTGTGTCATCAATCTTCCACTTCATCAATATCAAACACTTTTATTGGATCTTCATTTACCTCGTGAATACCGACAGTCTGTTTTGGTTTACCCTCAAGCCTGTCTGCTATGAAATGAACAGCCCAGCTTTCGCCCTTGACTGCAAAATCAAATACTTTACGCATAATAAACTCTAATTTATCAGCATCAGTTCCTTTGACTTCTTCAGATCCTATTTTTTTTAACAAACTATTTAATGTTGTTGTGCCTTTTGGTCGCCCTTTTGGATTACCTGACTGTCCTTTTTTAAACTTCGCCATACCTGTTAATTCCCTGTTAAAACAGGAATTTTATAACTTTATCAGCTATTTCCCCTGCTTTCTGTTTATCCGTTATTTGAATTACTTCCAAATCGGGTTTCAAACACTCATCACTGAGTATATTATTTATCTTTGTCTGCCTAGACTTTTTAAACTTTTCTGACTGAGTATCATTTCTTTCCTCATGTCTTTTTTCTAATGTTTTCTTATCAAGATCTAAAACAATGAACTTCTGCTCATATTTGTCCTGTAAGTGTAATAAATTCTTTCTAGTAAACAGCCTATCGCCCTCAAATAGAACATTATAGTCTGTAATCTGTAAAAACTTCTCATAATCTTTTTGCACTGCCATAGAAAGCTTGTCAGTCCCGCCAAAAGTATCATTTTGCTGGTAAATGCCAAGTATTGCTGTGTCGCCTGATATATAGCCCCTGAGAAGCCCATATTTAAAAAATTTCGGCTCATCCTCCACTTTGTTTAATATTTCTCTTACAAGTGTTGTTTTTCCAGAGCATGGCACACCGCCTATTGCTACAACTCTTTTAACCATTGTTTATCATATGTTTCGTTCCTGAAATCCCATAAAACATTCCAATTAACCCCGTCTGAAACTAGATCTTGCATTTTTTCTATTTCTTTTCGCTGACGATCTATGTAATAACCTACATATCTTTTGCCCTTTTTGAACTTTTTAAAAGCACAAAGTGTAGTTTCTATGTTCCAAATGTTTGTATGTTGTATATCAAGCTGCTCTATTTCTTCTTTAACAAGCTCGAATTGGTATTGTAAATACCCTAATTCATTTTTATTTAATCTTTTTTTCTTGCCGTGCGTATCTAAATCAAATCTTTCAATGCTGTAAACTAAACCATTTCTACAGCTTTCGGCATTTTTCAGGTCTAAATATGTTGGCTCTAAATCAAAATCTGTTAAAACATTTACCATTTCTAAATAAATGAACATAGTAAATCTGCCAAAGTAGTGTATTTTCATTAGATCCTGATAACAATTATCATATGTCATCTGTCTGTTTGGCTGTTTTAAAGAATTAAAATATTCCTCTTGTGTTAAGCCGTTTAACAAGCTTTTATATGATTTAAATATATTTACAAACTCATTAAAGCTTTTTACTTTCAGACGATCTGTTTGAAAGATAGTTTTGTGCTTGTTGCTATCCCACCACCTACTTAACCTGTCCTCATCAACATTTTCAAAATCTGGAAACTCATTGTATATGTAATACACTGTGCTTCCTGAATAACAACAAGCATATAAAAAAGCTAACCAATATCTTTGTTCAATGTTTAGCTCAAATCTATTGCTGATATATTTCAGACAATCATTAGCTGGATCAATGTCTTTCGCTTCTGAGGATCTTATGTGGTAATCAATATATTCATTTACCATTGCCAAATATTCTGTTCAACACCTTTACGGGTTTTTGTTTTTCCTACTTTTGTCATACCGATCTTTTCATAAAACCTATTGCCAATCTCATTATCACAATTACATTTTAACATAAGCGGTCTAGGTAAATTTTCTACAATATATCTAGCTATGCCGTGTCTTTTAAAATCATCTAATACAGCTATCTCATGAATTATCCAGCTGCTGTATTTTTTACTAAAACCATATCTGACAAAGCCCTTATCTTCACAAATCAAATACTTGTAGTTTGTACTTGAAGTCAAATACTTATCCCATACTTGATATAAATTAAAAGATCCTATGTGTTCTTTGTCTTGTTTGTAAAGTTGTTTTAATAAGTCTTCGTCTGCTCGTGTAGCATGTCTTAATTTATATTTAAATTTCATATATCTTATTAGCTTCTAACGGCTTGGGCATAAAAGTATTATCAACTCTTTTAAAAATATCTCTTGTTGAAGCTACAAACTTTGCATTATCATACTCTAATATCCAGCAAGGTCTTTTTTTATTTCTAATTACAAATAAGTTTTCTTTTTCATCAAGAATAATACCTGCAAAACTTCCCCTAATATCATTTACAAATCTTTCAATAAGCTTTTTATCATTACCGCATCTTTGAATTAATATTTCTCCGTCATTATCGGTTTCCATAAAAATATTGTATGCATTTTCCATTTGTTTTTTGGTACGCATGTCAATAACACCATTGAAAACCAAAGACATATTGTCTATATGTATTGGCTGATTATTTTTATGATTTTTAAAATCGCCAGAAGTAGAGTACCTATTATGATAAATAATCTTATTAGTTAAAGGCAATTTAACCTCTTTAAGATCGTGGTATTTTCTTGTTATTAATTTTTTATCTTTAACAAAGCTATACCCAAAACTATGTATGCCCCTGATTGAGCTTTCTGCTATGATATCCTGTAAAATCTGTATATGATTTTGTTTAGGGTTTTCACAGCTATAACCTACAATTCCGCACATCAATAAAGACTTTCCCCCGATCTAATTTGTCTTTGTTTTGCAAACTCTTGTTCTTCAACAGCTGTTCCACATTTTTGCATATTATGTCTGTAATACATTACTAGTGATATTCTTGTAGCTTTTTCATCTACTTTTGTTATTGGTGTATTTCCGTGCCATTGATGAACATCACACAACAATAAATCACAATTTTGCATATCAAAAGCGACTGCCCATTGCGGAATAACAAAATATCCGCCCTTATACAAGCCCTCTCTTAATACAACTAAATTTCCAAAACCTTTTTCAAAGTCCCCTTTATCTGTGTGCACTGCTGTCTGCCAATTTTTATTTACAGTAATTGTTGTGAAAGCGGTGTCTTTTATAACAAAATCTTGAGCTGTATTGTCAGCAACTTCTCTTTGTAAAGCATAATGTTCAGGCATTAATTCAGAATATTTATTATCGACAAACTTTATAATCCCATAAGCTTTTTTAAATTTATCAAACTCTTTTTGATTAAAAGCTGTTTGTCTGCAATATGGGAATCTAACATTTCTATCAAAATAGCCAATAATACCGCTATTAACCTGATCCCCGTGATTAGTATTTGATATTGTGCCGTCAGTTTTAAGTCTTTTTCTGCCCTGTTTGCCTGAAGCTTTATTTCTATTATTTGTTGCTCCAGCTGCTGATTTTAAATTTTGGTATGCTGTTTTTGCTATATTTGCTGGTATAACATTTTTTCTAAATTTTGCAATACAATTACCTGAAACTTCGTCATATACATCTGCGTCATAATCAATAAGAATTTTATAGCTTGTGTCATTCAGCAATGCCCCAGCTAGTTCACTAGCTTCTTTATCTGTTAATTCAGGTTTTAAATATATTTCTCTAGCCATTTGTCAATTTCTCTAATGCTTTGAATATTGTATCAGTCAAATTATCTGTTCCAAATTCTTCTCTAAGTTGCAACTCCATTTTTTTGAAAACAGGCTCTGTATCGTCATTTAAAAACAATTGTATCATGCGTACATGACTTGATTCAGCTTCCTCTGGGTATTCTATAGTTTCATTGTAGTTGTTAGAAACTTCAAATGTAAGTTTTGACTCAACACCTAGTTCTTGCTCTGCAAAACCCCAATCTAAAAGCTGTTCTGTGCCAAAATTATTTGCTAGCATGTCCCAGTCCCAATCTCCAGTATTTTTATTTAATCTGATATTTAGTTCTCTTTCTTCTTCCTCAGAAAGATCTAATTCAAGGCATGGTACTTTCTTAATGTTTAACATTTTAGCAACTTTCACTCTTTGGTGTCCGCCAATAATAATGTTTTTTCTGTCTTTGTTTTTGTTTATTAAAACAGGATCTACAAAGCCAAAATTTTCTAATGATTCTTTTAATTCTTCGTAAGCTTTTTCTGACAATTGTCTTGGATTGTAATCAGCTTCTATTAATTCGTTCGGGTGTTTTTCAATTATCTTCATCATATCCTATGCTGTAATTTTCTTCATCAAAAGTAGAATGTGCGTCCCATTCTTCGTGCGGTGTATGATCCTCGTCGCCGTGTGGGTCTGCTAAAACTATGTTTTCTATATTACCTTGACTGAACTTTCGCATATTTTTTGTTTTATTGTATGCTTCATGTCCAACATTACTGTTTTCTACTTCTTGATCAATTTGATTAAGTATTTTGTCAATTTTTGAGTCCGTCATCTACATATATGTAAATTTTAAACCCTAAATGATGATATTTTGAAGATTACATTGCTGTAAGTGTTGATATTGCTGAATATAATTTTTTAAGATTATAACCCTAAAATTTGGGGCGGTAAAATGAATATTGAGAAAACCCGCCCCGCTCAGCCCTATATGGCTTTGGTATTATAACAACAACGATCAGCGAGAAGATTCTGTGTTATTATATTCAATTTTTTAACAGCTCTTTTATATATCCTGCTGACAGATTGAGCTGTAATTCCGTATTTTTTACCAATTTTTGCATATGTCATTGTATCGTGGTAGAAATATACTTCTTTTTGTTTTTTTGTCCAAGATTGCTTGTGATCCTTAGACATTGCAACCATTATTGCTTTACCATAAAGAATACTATTTTCTGAATTTGCGTGTATATCATCAATATAATATTCAAATGATTGTTGCATTTTCTACAAGATAAAGCAAAAATAAACAAATTGCAACTACAAGTATATAAACACTCAACAATAAATTAAATTTAACATCAGTGTTATATTTAAAATATTGTCTTAGACTTGTGTTTGCAATAACCATTTTATGCTCATATTGAATAGCTGCAAATTCAGGATCAAAAGTCATTTTGTCAGGGTTTCTCAAAACCTCATTTCTTTTTAATCTGTATTTATAATTATCCAATGTTTCATGTATTGGGAATTTTTTATCCATTTTGTTCTCCGTTAAGCTTTAACATTTTCAGCTGAATTTGTCAAATCTTTTACTAAATCAGCAAGCATTTCTTTATCTTCGCCAAAAACCTGTTCAACATTTTTCATAAACTTTTCATAATGATCGAAATATATCCAGCTGACAATTTTGGAAAATTCCTCTTGATCTCCGTTTAGCTTTTCAATATTAATTTCTGAAATAGCTCCCAGTGAATCATTAATGCATTTATGAAGTAAGCTTATATAAACTTTACTATCTGTGTCTTGTATCATTTTATCGCCTTTCATTTACTTTAAATTGTTCAATCCAAGAGTTTGCTTGAGATGTCGAACTTTTGTAGAAGTCAAAAGCATACCAAGTTCTCCCGTATCTTTCGTGCCACTCTTTATCCCAAGCTTCTGCTTCAGGTGTAAAGGGTTTAGGAACTTTATTTTTTTTCATTCTTTCTTCTAATGTTCCTGCTTTTTTTCCCCATTGATCGTATGTTGGGTGTGAATTGGCTTTTCTGTTTAGCCAAGCTTGTTCTCTTTTACTTAAACTCATTTTCTTGCCTTTCTAATTGATGAAATATTATTATATTCCATATATTCATATCCTAGTTCTTTAAGCTTTTTCACATACTTTGCTTTGACTTTTGGAAAAAAACAGCCAAGTCTTTTAATTGTTTTGTGATATCGCATTGCTTTTCTTGATTCTTTTATTTCTTTTTCTTCATTCATTTTGTTTGCCTTTCAAAGTTCAGGTGTATATTGTGTCATTTCCATACCAACTTCTACTGCTTTGTCGTGTCTTTTATCCCAATTTGCACCTCTTAATTCTTCGTATTCAGCTTGAAGTGATCTACGACAACGGGCAATAGATTCCCAATTGGTAAGTCTGTTTGTATTTAATAAGTGTAGAATGTCTGTATCCCATTCATCTTTCAATTCAGATTCCCAAACCCAAGCAACAAGCTTGTGATCTGAATCTCTTAAATACACATTTATTTCTAGTGCATTTTTTACAAAATCTTTCAGCTGCTTATGTTTCATTTTTCCTCGCTTCCTCAATCATATTTGACAATTTTTTACCACTTACAAAGTCTTTTTCATTCAGCCTGTATGATCCCCACCAAACAACAACCATGCTTGGAAATGGTGCAGGTGCTAATTTTTCCCCGCCTTCAAATTTAATTCTACCTTTAATAAAAGCAATGGTGCAATCATCATATATAAAATTATGAAACCATTTTGTATCTGTTCTTGCTGGTAATAATGCGACAGTTGTGCAATCGTTCTCTCTCCATTGCTGATGTGCTCTTGCAACAAAAAGACTAATCTTTTTTCCGTATGGACAATTCATATAATTAGACTCTAGCCAATCATATTCTAAGCAAGACTTTTCAAGTGTATAATTAAACTTGCATAAAGCATTATCATCATCTGAGCAAACATCTAAATGAAATCTAAAATGATCGTTTAAAACATTGAAAAGCCACTTTGGTGTTCGCCAATCATCTTTATTGGAAGTAAATAGACCTTTATTTATCATTATTCTATACCTTTAAGAAAGCTTTTTGATACAATGCCATTTTCTTTAAACTTTTCATATTCTATTTCATTTTCAGTTTTGTAAAGCCCCTCAGACCTTAACAGCTTGATTGCGTTCTTATGTTGATTGCTATTATTACCCTCAGTGTAATGAAATTTCATAAATTTAATTAATTGATATTTGCCCTCTTTATATTCTACCAAATGTTCTTTTAAATTGTCTAATACTTCATCTTTGTCATATTCATAACCCAAAATTGTATTAATGATTTTAAAATTTAAATTACCAAGCCCCGCATGATTTGAAGTCGTAAAAAAATATAATACTAACATTTTATATTCCAATGATAAATCCATAAACCAAACTTCTTCCCATATTGTGTTTTCAATTTGTCTTTTTGACATTCATTCCTCCAATGATTTAATTTTTTCTCTAATTTTAGTTCTAAATTCTTTTGATAAAAAATATTTCTTTTCTCCAGACTTTAACGGCTTATTAGCTCTTTGTCTTAATTTTTCAAATCGCTTTGATCCCAACATATATTGTTTGTGCATCATATGATCTACTGGGTTTCCCCCCAAATGACTATGACAGCCATAACAAAGTGCTTCGCAATTTTCCTCATCAAATCTGACACCCCATTTTCCACGGCTGAAAAAATGCGAACAATGAAGAGCATTTGTTGGGGGTACATATTTTTTTTGACACCTTTGACAAGTCCAATTATCTCTTGTGCGAATATATTGCGACCAAAGCTTATCTGAAGTTGTAGTTTTTATGCCCATTAAAACGGCAAGTCATCAGGGTGTACTTCTGCGTCTTCGTCATCTTTTTTATATTTAGATGCTTCTTCTTCAGTTTGAAATTGTAAAGACAAAAACGGCTTGTCATCTTTTTTTGATCTCTTTCCCCAAACTGCTACTTCCATTTGAACACCATTGACTTTTACTGCACCTTTATATTTCGGGTGTGATTCAGTAGTTGCATATTTATTTAAAAAAGCAACTCCGCTATTATCTTTGTCTATGTTAATTGCCATTTATTCCTCCAAGTTATCGTGCATTTCTCGTAATTCTTTCATTACATTGTCATACAACATTTTATTATTTCTTATTTCAGTATCTTGACTTCTGATATAATCTTTATATTCGTCAGTCAATGCATCGGCTTCAGTCAGTTCTTTAAGCATTTTTGTATATTCGCCTATTGCTTTCAATGTTGGCTTTTGATTTTCAAATGCTTGTGCTTCTTCGTCCATATAATAACCTTTTTTACCATATGCACCAATAAGCATTAATGTTGATCTTGCTTTACCTCTGTTTAAAGCCCCAGCCCAATAATAAGGATAATTACAATTTTTGGCATTAGCTTCGCCGTACATAGTTTCTTGCTTCAGCCCAAAGTCTGTTTGCATTTCGGCTGTTATGCGAATTGCAACACCCTCATTATCTCTAGTTTCTAAATTATCAGTCCACTCAAAATTTATATCATGATAACTTATTATTTTATAAATACCAGTCATTGTTATAATATGTTGCCCCGCTTTAACCCAAGTATCAACATCTTTAACTAAACCATATTTTTCTACAAATGCATCATTCATTTTATGCTCCTATTCTACATGTTCAGCTGAAACTGGATTAGCCGAAGTAATTCTTTCTTCTTCTTTCGGCTTACTAGAAATCAGCTCTTTTTCTTTGTTTATCTTATCTTGATATTGTTGTCTAACATTTCTCAAGTCTTTTGCTATTGCTTCAATATATTCTGGATCACCCTGTCCGCTTTCTAAATAAAGTATTATATCGTCTAATAAAGCGACTGGCATACCCATAATATTTATAGTTGGCTTACTCATGATTTCTAAACATCTCATTAATATGTTCATTAATCTCTTGATAGTTTATTTTTTTGCTCGACCAAGCAACCCCGTCAGGTGTTTTTCTTTCGTGCATTTCAAACTCTAAGAGCCATTTTTCATAAGTATTGACAGATTGGGTAAAATTATTAGCCCAAACATTTTTGACAGTAGAATGTAATAGTTCGTCATTATTTAACCATAATACCACATTCCAAGTTTCATAATTAGTATATCCATTATATTTTTTTTCCATGAGATCTCCATTTTGTTGAATATTCATTAATGAAAGTTGCAAATAAAAGCTATATGAAACAATAATTTTTATCAATAAATTAATACATTTTTTAACTGTATAATTTTGTATAATTGATCTTTTCTTTTTTCCAAATAAATTTTTGATAATAAAAATTTTATTTCCTTTTTTAATACCAATAAATACAAGACCTACAGGTTTATTTATGTTAATTAATAAAAGAGGTATTACGATGATTAAAGACTCTCTTATGAGAAAAATGAATAAAGAGATGAAAGAGCTAAAAGCTAAAAAGCCTGTTAAGGAAAACAAGTATGATATGTTTTACCAAAACAGACTTAAAAGGTGGCATATAGCAAAAGCTGAGTTGCATAACAAGATTTGCGACAGGGCTATTACACTCTTAAATAGAGGTAATTTACATTAAATAAACGGGGGCTGAAAAGCCCCCACAAAATGGAGAAAAAAATGAATAAAAATGAATATAAAAAAAATAAAATATGGTATTCCGAAGCTGAGAGCTTATTGCTTAACAAAAAAATTGTTGCGATAGCTTGGCAAAAATGGGATAATGAAGATGTTGACTCTGCGACTGGATTAGTATTTACAACAGACGATGACACAACATTTTTTATAAGTTGTGATGATGAAGGTAATGAGCCTGGTGCATTACATTGGGTTAATGATAAAAGAAAAAATAGATGGGGCATCTTACCAACAGATGTCGCTGATGTTAATGATTTAATCAAATATGAAAGCGAGAATAAAAATGGATAAAATATGGGAATATAATGACGGCGGTAGATTTAAAGCTGGTTTTGTAGGTAATGCTGGAGATTGTGTTGTCAGAGCTATTGCGATTGCAACTGATTTGCCTTATGATAAAGTATATTATGATTTGGCTGAAGCCAATAGAGAATATGCAAAGGGTAAAAGAAACTATGTTGCAAAGTATATACAAAAAAGAGGAAGTACTGCTAGAAATGGTGTTTACAAACAAGTTTTCAGACCTTATCTTGAAAGTCTGGGCTTTAAGTTTGTGCCAACTATGGGCATCGGCTCTGGCTGTAAAGTGCATTTAAAAGCCAATGAGTTGCCAAGCGGTAAAATTATTTGTTCCGTTTCTAAGCATCTCGTTGCAGTAATTGACGGAGTAATACAAGACACTCATGATTGTACTAGAAATGGAACAAGATGTGTTTATGGTTATTTTGTCAAGAGTTAGTTAAGTCAATATACCTCAAACAAAGAAGCCCCAAATTAATGGGGCTTTTTTGTATTTCAGGTTATTGAATTTGCTGACGAAGTCTAATCTGAGTAGAAAATCTTCCGTCAGCTATCTCGGTGAATGTCAGTGTCTGTTCGAGTCTAACCCAATGAAAGAGTGTTCCGTCAAAATAAAGAAATTTCTTTCTTTGTCCTAACAAATGATCTTGCATTGTGGTTAAATTTGTTTTGAAAGTGTTTGATATGTTTTGAAAACTGATTGTAATAACCTCTTGTCCTTGATTGACATTCAATACATACTCAACACCGCCCAAAGACCTTTGGACTGAATTTTGATAATCAATATTCGATTGAACATTAACATCAGGCTCAACTTCAAAAGATAGTTTTTTGCCTATTAAAATTTCTGATACATTTGAAACAGATCCAGCAAAGATAGAATAAAATTTAGTTCCTGAAGTTTCTGTAAGGTCTGCAACTGCCCAACCTGCACCACTTACTGCTGATATTGTGCCTTTGCTTGCTCCAATAGTTGTTGTATCACTTATGTGAAAATTAATTATTGTTCCGCTTGATACTCCGTCATCTCCAGTAAAATATACAGCTGCTGCATCTGCTGTTGCTGTGGACCCCACGGCATATTGTATCCCGTCATTATTTTGTACTGCACTAATCACTGTGCCAATATTTTCATCATTGGCTCTTTCGTGATCTGTAATGGCTGTGCCTGGTGTAAAAGTACTTCCGTCAGAAGTACCTTCACTTGAAGTATTATCACTTCTATACATATTAATTGAATCATAAATAAAATAACTGCTCATATTTCCCTCGTAATTATAGACACTTTACCTACCTGTCTTTTTAAGTTTGTTATTATAAATTTTTTACCACTCCAAGACTCTTTAAATAAATTTGTTGGCATTGCAACAAAGCTATCAAAAGTATCTGATATTTCGCTAAATGGTGTACCAAGATCTGCAAAAGTAATAGAGGAAAAGTCTATAAAATCTCCGACTTGAAGCATACCATACTTTTCTGGATTAACAAGAGTTGACTTTACTATTGTTTTATAATTACCAAAAAGCTTAGTTCTAAAATTTAACCAACTTTTATTTCTTTCAGTTCCGTTTGTTTCAACAGCATCAAATAAATGATTAAGGTTTATTTCTTGTTTTTGCTCTTTGACATCATCAAATATAACATCGTGATCATCAAGCTCATATGATGCTTGTTTTAAAAATTGATTTTCAGCTGGGTGTTTTTTATAGTTTATTAAAATATTTGTTTCAAGATCCTGAGCTGGTGTAATGCTTAATTCATAATCAGAAATATCATTTTGTGATAATGCAACATTAGCTGTCGGGTTATCTCTAATTGTAAAATATCTTAAAGGGTGAACACCTGTTATGCTTGTTTGTTGTGCCTGTGGACTAAATTCAAAAAAGAAACAGCCCTCATATTGAAGTTCTTGTAAAATGCTTTCTAAGTTTAAAGACTCTTGAACATTTAATCTTGTTTGCCAATGCACTGTGCTTGTGCTATCTACATTAGTAGTATCACTATCTCTCAGCTCAGCTACATTTTTAAATCCTGAAGCTTCTATTTCAGCATCACTTGTATAATCATCAACACCTAATATATCATGTAATAAGTTTCTATGTATTGCCACAGGGTTATTTAAATCCGATAATGTTGCGTGTCCGCTGTGTGCCCTAAAACTTTCTGTGGTAATATCTCTGGCTAAATATACTTTTTCTACACCTGCATTAAATTCTTGTGAAGCTATTGGCTCATTAGCTGTATCATTTTCGGCTGTAATAGTTAAGAAAATATTATTCAATATAACATTGAAGCTTGTGTAATCTCCGTCCCCTGAAGCATTGAATTTAAAGCTTAAATACAACTCATCAGGTAAAGTACCATTATCAAGTATTGAAGCTATATCAGTAGAAGTTGCCAAAGCTTCATTTGTTCTATCAACTTTATCTCCACTGCTTGAAGATCCTACAAGCTCTACATCTCCCGAAGTTGATCCAAAGCTTGAGCTTAATGAAGTTGCTAAATTAAAAAATGCTCCGTCAGTTCCTGCTGGGCTTCCTGTTATAGTTTGACTATATGTGCCTGACAGTCCCAAAGTTATTGCTGTTATTTTACCTGTTGCTTGTGGCATTTTCAATTGTAATACAACACCTCTAGCATCTCCCGAAAACCCTGAGCTTTGAGAAAATGTTGCCCCATTGCCAGTATTACCATTAAAAGCTTGTGCTAATGTTCCTGAGCTTAAACTTACTCCTGAGCCTACAAGTGTTTGGGTTATTTCGTCAGGAAGCATATTGAATTGCCTTTGCATGCTTTTTGGTACTGACAAAATAGAAGCCCCGTCAATAGTAGCAATAGTATTGTTTGTGCTTGTCATACCAGTCAGCTCAATAAATCTTTTCATACTTTTATCATAAAACTCAAGCTTTTCAGTTCCTGTTGTCCCCTGAGGAACAATATATAAAAAATTTGCTCCGTCATTTTTAAGAAATGGACACGGGTAAACATCTTGCCCATTAGTGAAGCTAGTGTTTGGTGTATATTCCCCATATACTAATGGTATATTTCTGTTATTATATTGTGGGTTTGTAGCATTGCTTGTTCTTGAACTTGGCACAGAAACATTTTGAAATGGTCTTGTGCTTATTAAAGTCAAAATAATAGTGTTATTTCTGTAAGCAAAACTGCTTACTTTACCACTAAATATTTGTAATGCATTGTTTGCTGTGTTATCGTGATCTATTTGCGACAATATGTTCACATGTCCATTAATTGTATCACTACCAAGCAATTCAAGCAAAGTTGTCCCGTCTAGATTAATATTAGCTAGATTTAATGTAATAGATCCTGTCTTTGTTGAAAAAGATTTTAAGTCCAAGCTGTAAGATATGCTTGGCTTATTCAATATAGCTGGATAATAATTAATAGAATTATATGCTGTTTCGCTAAAACTAAATGTAAAGTCAGGTGTATTTGTTGTTAAAATATTTGTATTTGTATTTTTGAATATTTGAACTAACCAATTCTCTGTCATACTTGAAGATAGTTTTGCTTCATAGTTTGTATTTGTAAAGCTCATCTTCTTCTCTTTCTTTTACCTCTAATTAAATCAGCATCTGCTTTTCTTGCTCCGCCTTTACCTGTCACGAAAGATCTTACTCGTCCCATAGCCCAAGCATGTGCTGAAACAGATCGACTTCCAGCCGAATAATATGCACCTAATCCTCTTTTATAAACTTTTCTTAAAGTAGCCATAGAATAACCTCTATTGGCATACTTCTTTAAATTTTTGGTAATACTACCTCTTTTTCTTCTTCTTTTTACCACGAGCTGCTCTCTTTCTGCTAATTTCGTTCATCATTGCGGGTGTTAGCTTTCCAGCTTTATAAAGCTTAGCTGTTCTTTTGATTTCTCTTTCAGCTTTCTTTTTATTTTTAACACCTGCCAAATATCTTTTTGGCGTCCCGCCTTTTGTCTTTCTTACTTTCCTAAATCTTTTTGCCATTATTTTATTTCCAATCGTATCTTTCTCAAGATCTCATTTTCATCAAACTTCATAGATATACCAGCTTCAAATCGCATTACTTCTTTGCCTTTTTCAAAAATAATAATTGTTGGCACAGTCTTAATGTTCCACTCTTTTTGAATAACAGCTCCAATGTTTTTGTTTGCAAGATCTATTTCTGCAACATAACAATCTTTCAGCTTCTCAATTTCTAATCTGTTGGCAAAATTCCAACTTGCGTTTACCTGCACTACTGCACAATCTTCAAGACTCATTAATTGTATTGCTTGAAAATTATTCAGATTAATTGCCTGAGAGTGCAATGGCGATAACCACAAACAGATACCAAGCAAGTATCCCAAACCATAAAACCAATTCATGTCCGTACCTCATATTAATTATTGTTCATTTTCAGTAGAGTATCATTAATGCTTCTTGTATCTTCTTTAATGTCATCTACTTTTTCTTCTAACTTTTCTACTTTTTCTTCAGTATTCATAATACTATTTCTGATCATTTGATCTTTTAAATCATATTCTGTTCTACTTACAGGGGGCTCAGGAAGTTCTTTTGCTTCTTGAATGTCTGCTTGTAGATTAAACCAAAGCCCAACAACCATAAATATTGATACAGCAATACTAACTGCTGTTTCGATACTTAATGTGAATTTTGTATCTTTCCCAACTTGCATTTTCTAATATCTCCTAATTTTTATTTTTCGTTTTTTTAATCTATCTTTCGTACTTGTTTTTTTAGTACCATGAATTCTTTTGCCTAAATGTACTCTTGCTGTCTGTTTTGTTATGTTCATAATCCTAGTTTCTCCGCTCTTTGTATTGCTGGAATAATATGATCAACCACTGTTTCATCTACTAACGGGGCTGATATGTTAATGGTTATATTTCTTGGACTATCATTTGGGCTTGGTAAAGGTGTGATATCTACTCTTTCCATGCCACTGGCATTATCTCCCACAACTACACCGCTTCCAATAGGTAATGTTGTTCTGCCTTTTGTAATGAAAGATCCGCCTGTTTGAAATGATAAAAGACGATCCGTGACTTTACCTATCATACTTCCTGCACCAGCTGCGACTGCAAGATTAATTGGAAATGGTAAAGCTTGCATAATACTTGAAATTAAACTTGCCTGAGCTTCTGCTACTTCTGCTTTAACTACTGATATGGCTGCGTCTTTTGCTGATTGTCCCTGCAAGATTGCACTTTCTAAATTTTGCTCTATTCTTTTTTGATGTGCTTCTTGTTCAAGTTTTTTTCTTTTATCAGTTTCAGCTTTAATTATAGCTGTTTTTTGTTCTTCTGTAATCTTTAAATTAGCTACAATTGCTTCAAAGTCCTCGATGCTTAATTGTGAAAGCTTTTCTGATTCAGTTATCTCTTTTCTTTTTTCAGCTGCTTGTTTTAATATCTCAGTTTTAATTTCTTCTTGCGACATTACGACTGCAACAGGATCTTCGTCCCCGCCGTCGCCTGATTGTATTTCTTTGTTTTGTTTTTCTAAATCATTTCTTTCTTTTAAAAGTAAAGAAATTTCTTTTTGGTCTATTATTTGTTGTTGGTTTCTAGCAATAACTTCGTCGCTACCTTTAAGCAAACTTTCTAAAAGTTGTTGACGGGTCACAAATAATGTTTTACCCTCTTTATTCATTGGAACTATCTGAGCAAGTTCTTTTTCTGATAAAGTGTTTAATAATTCTTGTTGTTTAGCTCGACTCTGTACTGCATTTAAAATACCCTGTTCAAAGCCCTGAACTTTTTGTAATATTTCTTCAGTTGTAGTTGTACCAATTTCAAGGTTCAATTCTATTAATCTTGCTTTATTTGCAATCAAGACTAATTCATCTACTTCTCCGCCTAAATCTTTAACAATTCTTATTGTTGTTTCAAGGTCTGTTTCTCCGAGCCTTTTGAATTGTTCAGTTAAAGCATCAACACCTGTTTTTAAAACACTGATAACTCTTTTAATAGCTGGGGCTAATAAATCCCCTATGCTGTCTTGTAATTGTGAAAGACTGTCTTGAAAATTGCTAACTAAACCTTGAAATGTCTGAGCCAATAAGTCTGTTGCACCTGCAATATTACCCTGAGGATCGGTAAGAGTATCCTCTAATGCTTGTCTAAATTGTGGTAAAGTCAGCTTTGATAAATCATCAAACCCTGATTTTAATTTAACTTGTGTTAATACACCTCGATCTCTCAAAACATCGGCTGCTCCTGCACCACCAGCAAAAGCTCGTCCAAATGCGTTAGCTGCGTCAACAATGTCTGTACCCATAAAGGCTGCTAAATCTGCTACTGCTTTCAAAGACTTTTCTGAATCTGCTCCAAAAGCTTCTAATTGAGCCCCTGCTTCAACAACATTTGCAAGTTGAAATGGTGTTGTTTTTGCTATTTGGTTAAATGCTTGGAAAGCTTCTTTACCGCCCTCAACACTACCTTTCAAAGCAACAAGTCTTGTTTCTAATGCTTCAAATTGTGCTGAAGTTGATACTGAGCTTTTAACTACTGCACCTAAAGCTGCTGCCCCTGCAAGTAGCCCAGCTCTCATTGCTAAACCTTTAAAACTGCCTACAAGCTTATTTGTGCTTTTTTCGGTTTTATTTAATTTGTTTATAGCATCTTTTACTTCTGCACTAACTAATAATCTTATATGTTTATCTGCCATTTTTCTCGCTCATGTAAATTTTTATATTGTTTATTTCGGATCTAATTCTGTCAAACACTTCTAGCTTTTCTGCGTCTGCACTGTCAAGATCCCTGCCAAGCGGTATATTAAATTCTTTTACATAATTATATTCTGTAATTAATGTTGATTCATCTCCGCTAATAATCCATTTTGGATTCATAAATAATGGTAAGTAGAAATACAAATTTCTACCTAGTGAATAATCACTATCTTTCCAATTATCTACTAATTGATAAATTTCTTGCCATACCTGTTCAAGATCTCTATACACTGTCATTTTTTTAGAGATCGGGCTTTGTCGTTTGTATGGAAACTCTAATGCCATGTGTGGAAAACCTAATGCGGAAAACCACACATAGCTACAAAGACCTATGAGTCTTTTTTTTCAAGCCCCATATATTGAGTAAAGACTTGTTGCAATACTAAGTCTATTTGCCCCATAGATAAATCGGTAAAGTCTTTTTCAGTTAGCCCTGAAAATTCTTCTACTTTGTTCATCAGTTTAAAATAGTCTTTTTCGTCTTGTCCCTCTTCTTTAAAAGCAATAAGACTTAACTGCCACAACTCTCTTTTTTGTTTATATGTAATGGGCTTTGCTTCCCATTCTCTCTCAAACATCTCTACTTTCACTTATTCCCCCTTTTACCAAGTTGACGAAGCAAATTTGTCGTTGTATTCAAATTTGAATGCTGTACCACTAGCATCTCCATTGTCGTCAGTTGGTTGAACTACCTTAAATGGTATTGTTATTACTGCACCTGTATCTGCGTTTGCGTCAATATTAACCGCTGTTGAAAAGATCTCGCATTCAATGTTCATCTCTCCAGCTTCGCCTGCATCGACTGTGCCGTCCCCCTGCTGTAATTTCAGAGTTGCTGTTTTCCCGTCAAGGAAATCTTGTAATACATTTTTCCCGTCTGCGAAATTTACATTTCCGTCATACATCACTGTCAATTCTCCAGTAATATTTACTGAAGGAATACCAAATGCATAACTTTCAGCATCTCCGTTGGCATCTCTACCAACTCTTGCAATATTGTTTTCAAATGTAAAAGATACTGCTTGCACAATCACATCTGTCAATGTTTGTCCGTCCACATCTAACTTTTTAAGATCAAAATTTGATTCTATTGGAATGACGGGTGCTGATGATGAAGCAATAACATCTACTGCATTTGACAAGTTTTCTTCTTGGACAAATTTATTTGCACTTGTAAAGCCTGAATAAAATGTTCCACTTAATAAACATCTTCCGTCTGCCATGTCAAAGCTCATTGTCAAGTTCTGCAAAACTGCACTTGTAATTGCTTTATCTTCATTTGATGTTGGATAATAAAGCCCAATATCAAACAAGCTTGGAACACCTGCACTAGAAGCTGTTGTAAAGTCTGGTCTTGATAAAGACGCACTCGAAGAAGCTTCAATTGTGTGAATTACATTTGTTCCGCTTGTATTCTCAGAATGATCTTGTAATACATTAGCTAGTAATCTAGTTATGAAATTTCTTTCTGCTGGTACTTCAAAATCCAAAGTGACAAATCCACCTTTTCTTGTTCTGAATTGATCTTTATCTGTTTCAATCATTCCTGCATTGTTGCTTCGAATCTCACCACTTTCTACAAGATTGAGAACGGGTGATGATACATTGATTACTGGAAGCAATTTATATGCCCCGCTTGCAGAAGCTACTGTTGTGAATGCTGAACCGCTTTTTGCTACTATACCTATACTAAAACCGCTTTTAGAATAGACTTTTCCACTAACTGCCATTTTCTATTTCTCCCTCTTTTTTGCTTGGTTTTGGTTTACTTGTTGGCTCTAATAGAACACCAAGCGACTCTAACTCAGCCAATTCTTCTTTTTTAAGGTTTACTGCTTCGCCACGAATAAGTTTTCTACAAACCCTGTTTGGTGTTTGTGTATAACCATATTGAAGTCTTAATCCTCTTGTTTTTACTAATTTATATTTCATGATATTACCTCATTTACATTGCATTGAAAAGTTATAGCAACATTTGAAATGTTTTCATCATCTTCATCTCTTGTGTACTCTACACTATCCACTATGCCATTATACCATTGTGAAGTGCTATCGCTTTCAAAGTTTTTATTATCGAATAAAATTCTTTTGACTGATTCAGCTATCATTGTCAGTCTATTCAAATGATTATCTTTTGTATATTCCCCACCTCGTCTAAGTCTATATTCGATAGTCGTAGAATATTGCCTGAGATGAACATTACTTGAATGATCTAAAAATGTATCAGATTCAGGAATAATTAAAAAACTTTCTTGTCCTCTATGTTCACTATACAAGATTGGTATTGAAGAAAGATTTTGTTTTAATAATTTTTGTATATTATCTAAAACACGATCTTTATAAATGTTTTCAAATGTTATTGCCATTATCCCTGTCCCCTATATTTTTTCTTATAATACTTTTTGCTAATCTTAGTCCCATACTTTGTTCTTTTGCTTTGTCCCTGTCTAGTTTTCTTTTTACCATTTCTTCTAACAAATTGGACATTAGACTTTCTCAACTAAAAACTCTCTTTTGTGATTTTGGCGGGTTTTTCTTTTTACCTTTTGGACCACTCCATAAAAACCTATTAGCCCAATAAGCTGCTGAAGTTGGACCTTTTTTAATATTTCTTGCGTGTCTTGCTTTAAAGCTTTTTCTAGCTGCTGCACTATAATTATGCCCCATACCCTGTGCACCAAATCTGATTAATTTTAGCTTATGCGGTCCTACTTTTGCCAACACCATAGCTTTTTTCTTTGGGTGTTTGGGTGTCATTTTTGGTTTATTGACACCCTTTAACCCGTATTTCTTCAATAATGCTTTTTGTCTTTTTGAATGCATTATTTACCAACTTTTCTCATAGCTTCTGTGTGTGATTGTTTAAAAGTTTTACCTTTACGCATCGCTGAAGCCATTGATCTTAAATGTGCTTTGGTGTGATGAGTTTTATGCCTACTCATTTGTCTTTTTTGAGTTGCACTAAGCCCTTTCAAACTTATTCCTTTAAGATTTTTTGCCATT